AAATAGCAAAGCCCTGGCTTGAGAAAGTCGGGGCTTTGTGCATAAAAAAGAGGATGTGTACATTTTGACACACCCTCTTTATTATGTCATTTGTCCATCTTTAATCTAATTCCCTCTTTTATTTTGTCTTTTGATGTTATTTTAGAAAATGTATAGGTAATAAACCCTCCTGCGGCTTCCTGTCTAACTTTAAAAACTAATTCCCAATTTTTATCTGCCATCCAGTTGATAAAGCTTGCAGCAGAAGGAAAATTTATCTCCTTTTCTTGTTCGTCTATAGGTTTTGCATCATTGTTTTTCCCTAACGAAAATCTCTCTCCTTGCATATCGCCAAAATCAAGATAAATAATATATCCTCCTGTAATTTTTGGCTCACATCTTGCTTCACAGTAATATTTCTTCCCTTGAGCCATAAGTCTGGTCTGCGTGCAACATAATAACACAATTAGCAGAAATAAGTACTTTTTCATAATTAAAATATTTTTTAGTTAAAGATTTATATTCGCAAAGGTAGCAAATCAATACCACCTTTGCAAACGTTTTTGAAATAGTTTTGCGGATTACATTGATTTTTCCGCCATTTTCTGTGCGTTGAACGTTGCGGAAGCAGCGATGAGCCGTGAAACCTTGTCCTCTACCTCTCCGAAAGCGTCGGAGAGTTCCTCGAGGAACTTTTCAAGATTCGCACCTTTCCGCAGGAGCAGTACTGTTTCCTTTTCGCAGTCGAAATATGTTTTGTTGATGCTGACGAGTGCTTCTGACAGCCGATTTGATATGATGTTGTTCTGTGTTTCCATTATTTATTCTCCTTTTTGTCTATATCTTTGCAGAATTGGATAAATTCCGTGTCTTGTAGCCATTCTTCAATATCTGCATTCAGTATTTTTGTTGTAAAATCACGAATATACAAGAGTTCCTCCTTGTTATCTTTTGTTTTGGAAAGATTCTTGATACAGGTAAGGATATATTGCATTGCACCACACGTAAGATAAAGCATTTGTATTTGCGTGTCGGCATCGGCTTTGTTTATAGCCTTGTCCATTTCAACATCCATGCGCGACATATACTTGATGTTTCCGTCTTCGTCTACTTTTGACGGGAGGACAGTCTTGCCAATTGCCTGTTCAAACATATCAGTAATGGTGGTGCTTACGTTCATTTGCATGATTGTTGTAATGCGTTGCAAATCACGAGGCATGGTATCTTGGACGTTGTCAATGACATTCTCTTCATATAAATCGGCAACAACAGAGTAACTTGCAAGTTTTTCATCAGGAATACCTAAAGTAATAACACTTCCGTCTTTATTATAATCTTCGTCATCTCCTCCATACTCTTTGATGAGATTAATTCGTTTTGATGAAGCATAGTATTTCCAACGAAATCCGAACTCCGTATCATATATGGATATTGTGTTAATGATTTGTCTTAGCTTTGCGACAAACGAAGATGCGTAATCTTCAAACAGAAGGCATGAGCAGTAGATGTAATTTCCGTCATGTTGAGTAAACGTTCTCGGTGCGGAGAAAATCATTGCCGTATTGCAACCTTTAAGGCATGTATTAAAGAATGACGCTATCAGGCTATCATCATCTATTTTTTTTGTGAGTTGCCGTATCATAGGTTAAGAATATTAAGTAGTTCTGTAAATTTGTTTTCGTACCACGAAGGCTGTGTTTCTTTTGGGTTGCGCGGACTGACTTGGTTTTCTCCGAAGTCCGTTCCCTTTTCTGTGATAGACTTGAACTTTTTTATCTTTCCGTGTGCGGCAGGTCGTTCCAATTCCACGAGATAGCCTTTCGCGACAGCTGCTTCGTTGAATTTTTGTGCCGTAATATTTCTTCCGTTCTTTTTGAGCAGTTCGCTTGCAGAGCAGAGAATACCGTTTGATGGGGTGTAGTCGGGTGTGGGAAGTCCGAGCGGATCTCCGACTTGCTTCAGCAGTAAAAGCGTTGAGTTTTCGTTGAGGCGGAGCAGGCTCTTACAACCTTTAATCCATGAAATCTTGGCATTGATTTGTTTGGAGGTGATTAATGATGGCTCTTGTAATATTTCTGCGGCCTTGTGGAAAACTTTTCGATACACCTCGAACACGGAGCGAGATTTCCTTGCAACGAAATACTCCATACAAGAAACAGAAAGTTTTGCATCTATCTTAATACCATTCCTTAACTCTTTAGAACTCACGACCTTTCCCATTTGGTAAAGGTTGAAATCCTCACCTTCAATAAAGTTGCTACGTAGCGAGTAAATCGCCTTATTTCTATTGGTATATACCAACATCCAAACTTCGTCAATATTGACAGGGAAACTCTCGTTTAGTTTATGTAATTTCAAGATTGCTTTGAAATAGCGTAACAAATCGTTCTTACTACTCTCCTTGTTGAGTGCAAACGATGTTCCTAAACTCTCGTCCTTTTGGGTGGACAACCCTTCAAATTCTTCCATCTGTGAACTTTTTTTGAATTAAACATGAACGCAAGAAAGCGACTGCCAGTTTGCGCTGTTCACAGATGGTAGTTCTACCCCGAAGAGAAGACTTATTATCTTACGCAAAAAGACAATCGCCTATTTTTTTATGAGCATAAAAAATGCCCAATTTGAATTGAGCAACTTAACCGCTTGCTCTGCGAGATAGATGCAACTATCATCTGTGAACACTGCAAAGATACCACATACATCTTAAATTCACAAGAAAACCGTTAAACTTTTCAAACTTTTTAAGATTCGTGGAGGCTAAATTGCATTATTTGCCGCAATACGCCTATATTTGCCATACTAAAAATAAAACTATGGATAAAATACTGACCGCAAAAGAGATACTCGAGAAGAAGGGCTATAATATTAAACTGAAGTTTAATATGGAGGCTTGCATAAGGGCAATAAGTGAATGGTTCAAAGAAAACGATGCAGAAAGCCGACTGATGCTCGTGCCATATCCCTTTGCCAGACTTGCAGGAGAATACCCTGACGGTTTTACGGATGTGGCGGAAGCGGCCAACTTGTTTGTTAACGAGCGGATGGACAAGGTAGTTCCTATGAATTCTGGTGGACTGCCTTTCTTTGTGGACAAGAACAATATAGACGATGTTGTCAGGATCTTGCAGGGCAACTATAGGTTTCAGGTAGAGAAATACAAAAAAGGAACATATTTGGTTTCGCTGATATGATGTATCATTGTAAACTTTGCGGTAAAAATATTGATGATGATACAGATGGAATCTATAACCACTTAAAACAACATCATGGAATTTCGGCCCAAAGAATTGTAAGGCTCGATAAGTATATGTACCCTTTAGACGCAGAGTTGCCTTCGACACGGGATTTCAAACGTGCAGGCTATTCGGACGAGTTTTGGGAAACAGCAATCGGAACGGGGAAAACAATAGGTGTAAAATACCGTTTGTCACAACAATGTCAAAGGTGTAATTCAGCATCGTATGTAGGTAATCTTGTCCGAACACATAAAGGACTGTGTTTCATCTGTATAAACTGCTTAACTTTTTTGAAAAAGAAGCACTAAGCATTAGCGGAACCAATCGGTTCCGCTTTTTGGTTCTGAAAAACACAATTTAGAATATTTATTCGGTTTTTAATTGCATAATTATGCAATAATTTGTATATTTGCGCTAAAAAAGTGTGAGTATGCAATACGAAAAGGTATATATTCAGAAAGTTAAAAAAGGAGCAGTAATTAAAGAAACTATCGCTGACTTTGATATTTACTGTGCCGATATGCCATTTAGGTTATTCGCAGAGGCAAAAGATTTATCTAAGCGAGATTGGTTTGACGAGCATGGCGATGATGAATATATACCAGAGGATTGTTTGAAATTGAAATCTTACACAATGGACGTGAAGTTTTGTTGTAAAGGAGATAAATTTTCATCGAACGAAAAATTCAAGAAGTTTCTTAACTACCTTGTAGGGTTAGACGGTAGCGGAACAGAAATGAAAATGTATTGTACGTGGACAAAGATTGGTCGCACTGGTATTCGTTTTGACAAGTTAAATGATAAAGCTGAACTTATAAGAGACGAAGATGGCGATACGCTTGTGTTCACAATTACATTTAAGGTAAACGACCCTATTACAGATGTTAATCCAGTTATAGATACTCATAACGTAGTAATAGGTTTAAGATAAGGATAACAATGAGCGAGTGGGAGATTATACATACTGATGGTGGTATATTGAAAGACGAAAATGGCAACGAGGTTACTATTAAAAGTCTCGAGTATAATGGGTCGTGGATGGGAGAGTGTTTTGTTACCGCATCTTTCAAAAGTCCAGCACCTATATCGTTTAAGATTGGGGATTATCTTACCTATCGTGGAGAAGTATTTGAAATAAATTACGACCCCGGCAAAATAAAGCAGTCAAGGCGTAACGAGTATGGCGAAGCGTTTATTTACGAAAATGTTAAATTCAATGCAAAGCAAGACGAACTGGCGAGAACAGAGTTTCTTGATATTGTTTTACACGATAACCAGATACATTATACGTCTCTAACTAAATTTTCTTTTTATGTTTCTTCCCTCGATGATTTATTAGACCGCATACAGGCTAACCTTAACGAACAGTGGGGTAGTGGTGCGTGGAAATTATATAGTCGAAACAGATTGCGCTCCGGTCAGCGTGGTTGCGATTTATCTGTTTGGGATAAAGTCTACGGTAGTGGTATTGCAGACAATGTTATAGATTCTACTTCTATAACAGCAGATAACTTGAATTGTTGGAGTGCGCTTGCATTGATAAATAGCCAGTTTGATATAAACTTCATTACACGAGGAAGAAATGTGTTTGTTGGCACAGCAGGACTTCCCACCTCTCGTATCTTTAAATATGGTAAAGGAAATGGTTTATATCAAATAGAGCAGAATGCGGATAGCGAACAAGCTATTACAACTCGTCTACGTGCATACGGTTCGTCTAAAAATCTTCCAAATAGATATTACGCAACGCTTAATTTGCAGACTTTTGCCACAGTAGTGTCTATTGATAGTAAGGGAATGTCGAAAGGAAACTACAATGTTTATGCACAGCTTGACCTACCATTTTCTATTTCTTATTTCTACAATCCTTTATACGACTTTAAAGATGGTAGAAAGTCGTATTTAGTAACGCTTATGTGTGGTGGACAAAAGGTGCAGGCTTCTGTATTTAAGACGAAGGGTGCAACAACCACCAGCTTTTTTGCTGCTCATAATAATACGGCAGATTTTGCGAGCCATAAGAATAGTCTTGACGATATTCGTAAGTTTGGAGATGCTGTTAAGATAGGCGAAAAGGTGATATTCCTCTTTGGCGTGAAGAAGGAAAGTTTCCCAAAGGATTATAAGTCTTACGCAACAGACAACTTGCCTAACAATATGGCAATTGATAGACTTATGCTACCCGGATTCCCGAACAAATCGTTAAAACAATGGTGGAGCGAACAGAGCGAAGAGGCTAAACAAAGAATTTATAAAGGCGACAAGGTGCATCTTTTTTCTGAAAACAAATATCGCCCTTATATAGATTCTGCCAATGTGCGAGAAATTGGTGTTCGTCCCAATTCTGTGTATTTCGACAATAAGGATATACAGCAAGGCATTGAGGATATTTACCCCACGATAGAGAAAATGGAGATTAACGGCATTCGTATAGACGAGGTGAAGTCTGCCGATACCGTAGAGGACAATGGAGTTTTTAAAGACGGTTCTACAATTCCTAATTTCCATATTTATCTAAAGGCTGCTATTGATTTCGATATTAACGACCTTATTGGAAATTCTACCGAACAACCCACCATTTCAATGAAAGATGGTATGTGTGCTGGTAGGGCATTTCAGATAGGAGCGGTAAGCAAACAGAACGATGGTAGTTGGGAACTGACTTGCCAGAGAGTGAAAGACGAAAGTCTTAACCTCTACTTTCCTTATAACGATTATCAGATAAAGACAGGCGACCATTTTGTGTTATTAGGTATTCCGTTACCCGATTCATACGTTGAAGCTGCTTCGATAAGACTGTTAAAGTATGCTCTTGCTTTTCTTGACAAGAACGATTATACTCGCTATGTGTATTCTCCAAAGGTGGACGAAGTATATATGCAACGTCAGCACGATTTGGCAACCGCTGATGTTACTGGCTCGATAGTGTCTCTTCACGACACCATAAAAGAAGGAGATATTATGCAGTTTGAAGATGCTGACCTTCGCATAGAAGGAAAGGTATCAATAGACCAGCTGACAATAAGAGAGACGGACGGCAAGATTCCTACTTACGAGATTACCTTACGAGAAGATAAATCTGTTGGAACAATACAGAAGTTGCAAGAAAAGATAAACTCTATTGAAAGCGGAAATAGTGGTGTAATGGCTGGCGGTGGAGGCAACAATCTAACTGTTCCACAAATACAGCGACTGATAGAAGCGCAAGGAGAAAAACGCTTTCTTAGCAAATTAACTCCCGACACGGCACAAGAGCTGATTACCTTCTTAAAGGGTGTTGCTTTTAACAATGGGGCAGCTATTGATGGCGAGGGCAATGCTTTGTTGAAGGCTATCCAAACATTGGGATTTGAACGTACCATTAACGGCTTTGGCGTGTGGCTTGACGAAAAGGGGCGGGCGCACGGACAGATTGACTATCTCGAGGTGATTGGCAAAGCTATATTTCGCAGCCTACAGATTGACGAGTATAAGCACATTGGGGGAAACATTGTGCTGTCGGGTGCAAATGCTGTAATAGAAAAGGTGGTGCCTGTTAGTGGTGGCTGGAAATGTTACTTGCACACGGACGATGGAGACAAGGCTATTACGAACGATTGGGAGCCGGGCGACCAAGCACTATGCCAGACGTTCAACATTAGGGCTGGGGTTTACGAGAACGTAAGTAACCGTTACTACTGGCGTGTAGTGTCGGAGGTGGCACAGAAATCGGCTACCGAAAAGGCGTATATCGTTATTACGGACGATGACGCTTATCGGGATAAAAGCACAGAGAACGATGCTCCAATGGCTGGCGACAACATTGTGCTTTGTGGGCATAACACGCTGTGGGACGTTGCTAACGGCATTGACCCTACGCTGAACCGAAACAGAATGAATGTTACGATGATTACCACCTCAAAGGAGGAGGGTGGAACTATCGAAGTGTATCGCAACATTCACGACTTTTCGCTCTCTAAAGGCAACGCCATATTCCACCTTTCCAGCGACAAGATTTATATGAACAGCCAACGCTTCGAATGGGTAAGCGCAGATGGCGAGCGCATTCCTAACGTGATTTATCGTGGCGACTGGACCGTAGGCACAGTGGCTGCCCGATACGAAGCGTGGTATTATGGCGGTGGCACGTGGCTATCGATGGAAGATAATAACACTGACGAACCCACCGCACAGTCGCCTAAGTGGAAGCATTACGCAACCAAAGGCGAAGACGGCACATCGCCCTACACGGTGCAAATTCTGTCGGAGAGTGGCGGCAACATTATACACAATGGGCAGGGGCAAATTGTTCTGGTGGCTACCGTTTTTCACGGTGAAAACGACATTACAGACAGGTTCCTGCCCAACCAATTCTCGTGGGTGATACAATCGGGCAATACCGACTTCGATACGGCATGGAACGCCCGACACGAGGCAATTGGCAATAGAACCACCATTAGTGCCGAAGAGGTGAACCTTAAGGCGCAGATTGATTGTATAGTAAACATAGAATAACTTTCATAAAACATTAAATTCAAAACGCAATGGCAACAATTAAAGCAAGAGGACAGGTAACTATAGTAGACCTCAATGATGCAAAACAGGTGCAGCTGCTGATGGATATTAAGTATCCCGTGCAGATGTATAACCCCGACACAAAGGTGTTTACGCCCAACTTTGGCAGCGACAACAACGTGGTAACGCCAAAGGTTTACGTTACGGGCAACGGCACTAACCTTGTAAGCAGACTTACCGCACTGATATACAAAGTTGGTGGAACGTTGGTGAATGCCGGGCAGACCAGCGGACAATACTCTGCGGCTGCCATATCAGCCGGTGGTGCCCTCACCATAAAGGGCAACATTACGGACAACTCGCTACCCATAAAAATAGCGGCTGTTTACCACGACGACGAAACGGGGCAAGACACCACGCTCGAGGCGCAAGGCTTCGTTGTCAAAACTGCCAACGCTGGTGCGCTCTTTCAGGTTATACTCACACAGCCAAAGGGCAACAGCTTCGATGCTTCAAACAACGTTAATACGCTTACGGCAGAAGCCAAATGTTTTCGTGGCGGAGTGCAGGACACGGACGGCATTACCTTCCGCTGGTACTCGCTGAACATAAAAACTCAAACGTGGGAACTGCTCTCACAGGGCATACAAACGGTAAGCGGAATATCTATCCTAACGGTTAAGCCAAGCGACGTGCTGAATGTACAGACCTTTAAATGCGAAGCACAGGACGGCACCGAAAAGTCGGAAGCCATCGTAACTTTCGAGGACCGCACCGACCCCTATTCGGTAGAAATCTTTTCGCCCACAGGTTTGCAGATAAAGAACGGACAAGGCTCAACCACGCTTTGCGCCCGAGTGTATCGTGGCACAGAAAAGATTGAGGACGAAGCCACCGCTACAAAGAAGTTCACCTACACGTGGACCAAGTTCGACAAGAACGGCACAAAATCGAACTTTGCAGGCACAACATCGGCACAGAAAACAGGCAATCCGCTCGTTGTGTCAGCCACCGATATAGACTCAAAAGCAACGTTCTATTGCGAGGTGAGTATATAAGCACGAATTTACATCTATGGATATACAAGCGTAGATCCATAGATCTACAGCCGTAGATCCATAGATATACATTTTCATATCAACTCTTTAAATTTTACAACTATGACGAAATGTTTAAGTTTCACAATTAGAGAACAGAAAATGAGTGTAGGTCCAAAGAAAGGGCAAAAGGTGTACATAGCACGCCCCACCGACCGACAACGAGTAACCCACCGCCAATTCTGCGAAGAAGTAGCACACGCCACCACCTTTACAGGTGCCGAAGTGGAAGCCGTGTTGCGCCTGGCAGCCGAAATGGCGAAGAAGCACGTAGAGAGCGGAGAAAGTGTAGACTTTGGCGACATTGGCACACTATCGCCATCGTTCAAGTCGAAAGCCGTAGACCACATAGAAGACTTCAACGCCACACGCGACATAAAGAAGCCAATGGTGAAACTACGTCCATCGGTTCGATATTTCACACTCGAAGGCGTAACCTACGAGCGAGTAGAGCCAAAAGCAAAGAAAACCAAAGGCAACAAACCTGCCGGTGGTGGCACTCAACCTCACCCATAAAACACTCTCGAAACAGGGAGGGCAATTCGGTCCTCCCTACATCTAAAAAACTTATATAACCGATGATAATAGCACGAACATACATCACAATAACCAACGTTTCGGACGGACCAAAAGGCGACACAGGCGACAACGCCCTAACATTGGTATGCACCCCTACCAGCCTAACGTTTGAGACAAACCGTGAAGGCGAAATAGAAAACACCACGCAGCGCAAAGTGCAAGTAGTGCTATACGAGGGGCAAACAGCCGTAACCCCCACATCAATGCAAATAACACCCTACAACTGCTACGCCCGACTGGTGGAACAAAACATCGTGGTAGATGGCATAAGTCCCAACCAGTGGAGCGGACACATAGCCATAACCGCCACCTACAAAGGGCAAACACGCACGGCAAGAGTAGAATTTGTAATGAGTGCACAGAAGTGGAACGAGGCAAAATTCGAAGCCAATCAAAAGCAGTTCCAAAGCATAATAGCACAAAACCAAGCCGACAAACAAGGCTTGGAGCAGAAAATATCTACCATAAAGCAAACAGCCGACAACATACAGCTGGAGGTACGCCAACAAACCTTCAGCGGAGTAAACCTATTGAAAGGCGCAAGTCTGCGACCACTCAACCTGCTAAATCTCGACCGACCTCATGTAACCATCGTAAGCTACCCAAGTGTTGCCCACTTCGATAATCCCTACCTATCCATATCACGCCACGGAGCCACACAAGACGAATGGAATGGCTGCAAATTCCCCATCGTAACCATACAAAGTGGACGCACCTACACGCTGTCAATGTTCGTGCGTATATACGGTAGCGACCAACCATACATAGAAATAAAGCGTAGCCAGTCGAAAGACATGAGCGCACCAAAAGCAAGCTACGCCAACATACCATCGTCTTACGGAGTGTGGAAACCATACACCTACACCTTCGAAATGGAAGACGGCTACAACTACCTTCAAATATTCATATACTTGACACGCAACGGCGAAGCCTATATATCAGAAATACAACTGGAAGAAGGCACTAAAGCCACCACATGGAAAGACCCCGACGTCGTGGACAGCATTGAGCGTACTGGTATCGACCTGACCAATGGCACGGTATCTGTCGAAGCAGCCAATTTTGAAATCAAACACAATGGCGAAAAGCCTTTTGTTGTGAGCAAAGGAAAGGCATTGCTGGGCGGTTGGGTATTCGACAAAGGAAAACTGTTTTCCCAATGCGGAGACTTAAATGGAAGTCCAAGCACGGATTACGGCAACACGAATTTCAATCCAGACATAGTTCTTGACCCAATCAACGGCTATATGTCAGGCGTAGGCTCATTCAGAAAGAAAATGCTGGTAGTAACCCAACAGAACATCGCCAAATATGCAATAATCAATTCCTCTGGAGATTACGTATTTATGGCAGGAAAGATAAGTGCTATAGCTTTGTTCAAAGGCTCTTTTAATCGTACTATATATATAACATTGCCCGGCGTGGCTGGGAGTGCTGACTTTGATATCGCCCGGACATTGATAGGCGAAACAATAGCTATCTATAACCAAACGACCAGCTATATGATGATATGGGGCAGTGGGCAGTCTACTGTTCTATACCCAAACAAATTCGCTGCCCTTGAAGTGAAGATTTCAGTTAATCCTCAGACAGGCAAGGAAAGCTATTATAATATTGATTGGATAAAAGGAGAAATGTTAGTATAATATTAAAATAAAAGAATTATGAACATTCAAACAAAAATTTTAAGCAAGCAGGAATTAGTAGCCTGCGAAGTAGTCATAGATGGCTACCTACACACAGTGTCTTACCAAGCCGACACGACGAATACAATAGCCAAAGTGCTACAATTCACCGACAGAGTAGCACTTATAACACAAGGCGAATCCCCATCGTACGTGTTAGACCCACATAGGAAAGCCATATATACCCACGACACAGAGAACTTCTCTGGCGGACAGTGGGAAACCCTACCCGACGATGGTGGACAAACAGCCTACAAAGGCGTATTAGCCATATTCAATATGATAGAACAAGGAAAAATGGGAAGGTAAGGTATGAGGAAAAGAAAGTCATATAATTCTGCGCCATTACCTTTTCAAGGGCAAAAGCGTAAGTTCGCAAAAGAGTTCGCAAAGGTGTTACGGCAATACCCTGATGATACCGTGTTTGTCGATTTATTCGGTGGTAGTGGCTTACTTTCACATATAACCAAATGCCAAAAGCCAAATAGTACTGTAATTTATAACGATTTCGACAATTATCGGCAGCGTTTGGTGCATATAGAGCAAACAAATGAGCTATTAGGGAAACTTCGCGAAGTTGTGAAAGATGTACCGCGTGATAAATTAATGCCCGACGATGTAAAGGCGGCGGTGATAAGATGTATTGAAGAGCACAATGCGCGCTATGGCTATGTAGACTACATAACACTATCATCGTCTTTAATGTTCTCCGCGAAATATGCAACAACTCTCAACGGTTTTAAAAAGGGAAGCATGTACAATAGGGTGCGCAGGTCTGATTATTCCTTATGTGAGGATTATTTATCCGGCTTAACCATCGTATCGGAGGACTACAAAAGTCTATTCGACCGTTATAAAGAAATACCTAACGTTGTGTTTCTTGTAGACCCACCTTACTTGAATACGGAGGTAGACAGTTATAATATGAATTGGCGTTTGGGCGACTATTTGGACGTGGTACTTGTGCTACTAAAGCACCCTTTTGTGTTCTTTACTTCTAACAGGTCTTCTGTTGTAGAACTATGTGAATGGTTAGCCCATAATGGAGGTTTGCCTAATCCTTTCGGACGTTGCAATAAAATAGAAATTGAAGCTCTTTTGAATCACCATGCCGGCTATATAGATATGATGTATTATACAACATTTAAAGGGTAATAATATGGGGGTGTGTCAAAACTAAGAATTCAGAAAAGCTTCCTTTCATATTAACAGTTTCACTCCCTCATAAATATTAAAGTAACCGT